ATGGACACATTAAATTTTAAACCAACGTTTTTAGGTCAGTGTATTATTAAATACCAAGTGCCATTAGATATATTTACAAGTATCAATCAAATCTATGAGCAAAATTATAGTAGTCTTGCACCTGCTAACGGACAGTTAGTTGGTAAGATAGAAAAAGAACATTCTTTATTTTATCATGGTGAAGATCAAACAAAGATGAAGAACCATAATTTTTTACCTAAAAATGTAACAGATTATTTTATGCAAGTGTTTAATCATTATTTAAAATTTAATAATATAATAGATTATAAAACTCATTTAAATTCTATATGGGTTAATGAAATGAAACAGCATGAGTATAATCCAGCTCACATTCATAGAGGAATGTTATTTACAGGTTTATCTAGTGTAATGATTTTAAAATTACCCTCAACTTATGGTAAAGAATATTCCAAAGAAGAGGTGCCTCAAAATGGTAGATTACAAATACTAGGAGCAGCTAATGGTCAGTTTGCTAAAATAGATTATCAACCACCAATGGATCTTAGAGACTTTTATATATTTCCCTATGATATGAGGCATTGCGTATATCCCTTTAATGGAACAAATGAGACAAGACGAACTCTTGCTGCAAACTGTGATGTAGATTTTGATCCTGTTAGAAATAGAGGAGCTAATTAATGGACAAGAAATTTTTAGTTAGAGATGATCACATTGGTATATTTAAAGATTTTATGTCTAATGAGTTGATAGATAGTTATGTTAATTTTTTTAATAACTGTGAACAACAAGGTGCCGTATATCCAAGAGTTGAAGATGAGATGTTGGTATCCGATAATGCAATCTCTACTATAAGAGATACCAATGTTGCAATGACCTATACCAACAAACCTTTTATAGATATGTTTTTTAAAGAAGTATATCCTCTATACGTTCAAAAATATTCTTATCTTAAAAAACTTGCAACACACAACATACTAGAAGTTAAAATACAAAAAACTAAAGTTGGTGAAGGTTATCATTTTTGGCATTGTGAGAATGCAGAAATGAAAGCTAGAAATAGAATACTAGCTTTTATGGTATACCTTAATGATGTAACAGAAGGTGGAGAAACGGAATTTTTATATCAAAAGTGTCGTTTTAAACCTGAGAAAAATACATTGTTAGTTTGGCCTTCACAATTTACACACATTCATAGAGGAAACCCACCTTTGTCGAATGATAAATATATAATAACGGGATGGATAGAATACGGATATTAATATGATAACAGAGCCACGTTGGAAATCTTATATAGTAGAAACAACTAAACCTGTTTTTACACCTGAACAATGTAAAATGATTATTGAAGCGGGTCGTGCAGAACCTAGAAATGATGCTGGAGTTGGAAATGATAAAGGTACTAAAGAAGGACATGTAGATACTAATACTAGAACATCACACATTAGTTGGATACCATTTTCTAAAATGGCTGACATGTACAAAGATATAAATAAAATAATGCAAGCTACTAATCGCAATCATTTTGGTTTTGATGGAATGACAATAAATGAAATGGCACAGTATACTGAATATCCAGAAGGTGGGTTTTATGAATGGCATGTAGATAATGATGTTAACATGCAATACGAACCTCCTGTTAGAAAAATATCTATGACACTATTACTATCACCTGAATCAGAGTTTGAAGGTGGAGATTTAGAATTAATGTCTGAAGGTAAAATTGCTAAAATAAAACAAGGCCACGCAGTATTCTTTGCATCATTTATAAGACACAGAGTAAAACCTGTAATCCGTGGTAGAAGACAATCATTAGTTATGTGGTTTGGAGGAACACCTTTTAAATAATGTATAGAGATTTATTATTTCCAACACCTATCTATATTGCAGATATAGAACACCCAACTCTTAATCAAGAATTGGAAAGAGATATTATAGCCTGGTCTAATAGAGATAAAGGTGTAACAAGAACTAATGTCCAAGGTTGGCATTCAACTACGGATATGGCTCAGTTACCTGAGTATGCAAAACTTGTTGATATGTTATACTCTGCACAAAGAACTATTTATGATCAAGAGCATTTAAGATCAGAGCCTTACTTAGGTAATATGTGGGCTAATATTAATCCACCAGGAGGAATGAATAGAGCACATCAACATCCTAATTCATTATGGTCAGGAGTTTACTATATAAAAGCTCCTAAAAACTGTGGTGATTTAAAAATAGATGATCCAAGATCATCAGCTGCAATGTGCAGACCACAACAAAAAGAAGGAAAGTTACCTGATAGATTATGGAGAGAAACACACTACGAACCAAAAGCAGGACGTTTAATTATGTTTCCAGCATGGTTAATGCATTGTGTTGATCCTAATGAATCTAATGATATAAGAATATCTGTGTCGTTTAATTTTTTACAGAAAGGTATGATGGTATGATAGTTCATAAAGATCAAATTGTATTTAGAGAAAAACATCTTGAAACAGAAGAAGGTAGAATGAGTCAAACAGAAAATGAAGGATGGAAAAAATTAAAAATAGATATTGAAAAAAATGGAATTATTAATCCTTTAATATGCACAGAAAAAAATGGTAAATATAGACTGTGTATGGGTATGAGAAGATTTATAGCAGGTTGTATATTGGGTATAGAAGAGTACGAGATAGAAATCGTACCTAATGAAGAAGTAAGTACATTAATGAATGCAACCAGTAAGTATCAAAAAAAACACAAAGATGGGACAGGTATAGCACTATGACATTTCAACAACAAAAATATCAAGTAATTAAAAAAGCTACATCATATGAGTTAGCTAACTTTATTCTTAATTACTTCTTACTTAAAAAAGATGCTGTTAGATACATGTATCAAAACAACATACATGCACAGTCCCCAATCCTTGGAACATGGACCGATCAACAAATACCTAATACCTATTCTTGTTATGGTGATTTTGTAATGGATACTTTACTTGTTAAAATGTTACCAGTAATGAAAAAACATTCAGGATTAGATTTGATACCAACATACTCTTATGCAAGAGCATATAAAAAAGGTGATGAACTTAAAAGACATAAAGATAGACCTAGTTGTGAGATATCATGCACACTTAATTTAGGTGGTGACCCTTGGCCTATATTTATAGATGGCACAGGTGCTAATAATGTTATCGATGAATACAAAAATATACATAAACCAAACGCTCCAGCAGGGACTAAAGTCTTGCTTGAAGTAGGAGATATGTTAGTATATAGTGGCTGTGAACTTGAACATTGGCGAGAGCCTTTTGACGGGAACATATGTGGCCAAGTATTCTTACATTATAACCATGTAAACGGCCCATTTGCTGATAAAAATAGATTTGATGGACGTCCTATGTTAGGTCTACCATCAGGTGTTAAATAGTATTATAATGGAGCCATATGCTACAAAAGATAGGATTTCAACCTGGATTCAATAAACAAGTAACAGAAACCACGGCCGAAGGACAATGGGTTGGTGGAGATAATGTTAGGTTTAGATATGGAACCCCTGAAAAGATAGGTGGTTGGCAACAATTAGGTGAATCAAAACTTACAGGAGCTGCAAGAGCTTTACATCATTTAGTTAATAAATCTGGTAATAAGTTTGCAATCATAGGTACAAACAGAATTTTATATGCTTATACTGGTGGTGTATTCTATGACATTCATCCAATTAAAACTACTACAACATTATCAAATGCATTTAGTACAACCAATGGTTCAGCAACAGTTACTATAACATTTAGTACAGATCATAATATTCAAGAAAATGATATTATACTTTTAGATAATTTTACAGCTATAACTAATTCAAATTATTCTGCATCAGATTTTGATGATAAAAAATTTATGGTAGCAAGTGTACCTACATCTACTACTTTAACTATTACAATGCCATCAGCTGAGACTGGATCAGGAGCAACTACATCAGGTGGTATTAGAGTTAGACATTATTATCCAGTAGGACCTGCAGAACAATTACCTGGTTTTGGTTGGGGATTAGCTGCGTATGGTGGAACAGTAACAGGTGAAGCAACTACAACTTTAAATGGTGGTATTAATGCTATCACAACAACTATTGTATTGACAGATGCATCTTTGTTTCCAAATTCAGGTACAAACTTTGTACAAATAGGATCAGAAGAAATATCTTATACAGGTATATCAACCAATACTTTAACTGGAGTTACAAGAGGAGTTAGAAACACAACTGCTGCAACACATTCTAATAGTGCAACAGTAATTAATAGTTCAGATTATATTGCATGGGGTGAAGCTGCATCAGGTGACTTAGTTATAGATCCAGGTTTATGGTCTATCGATAATTTTGGAGATAAAGTAATAGCACTAATTCATAATGCACAAGTGTTTGAATGGGATTCAAATGCACTAGGAGCTGTTAATAATAGAGCAACTATTATTGCAGGTGCACCAACAGCATCACGTGATATGTTAGTATCAACACCTGATAGACACTTAGTATTCTTTGGAACAGAAACAACCATTGGAACACCTTCTACACAAGATGAAATGTTTATTAGATTTTCAAACCAAGAAGATATTAATACTTATCAACCAACAGCGGTTAATACTGCAGGTACACAAAGACTTGCAGATGGATCTAAAATTGTAGGTGCGGTTAGAGGTAGAGATGCAATCTATGTTTGGACAGATACATCTTTATTTACAATGAGATTTATTGGTCAACCATTTACTTTTGGTTTTCAACAAGTAGGAACTAACTGTGGATTAATTGGACAAAGCGCTGCATTAGAAGTTGATGGCGCTGCATATTGGTTTTCAGAAAATGGTTTCTTTAAATACTCTGGTAACCTTGAGACTATGATTTGTTTGGTAGAAGATTTTGTTTTTGATGATTTAAATACAACGGCTAACCAATTAATAAACGTTGGACTAAATAATTTATTTGGTGAGATAACTTGGTTTTATTGTACATCGGGATCAACGGTAGTTAATAGATGTGTAACTTATAACTATATGGATTCATCTCCTCAAAGACCTGTTTGGACAACAGGAAGTTTAGCAAGAGGAACATGGCAAGACTCATCTGTATTTGGTCTACCTCATGCAACATCTTTTAATGCAGGTGACGATGCATCATTTGATGTAGTTGGAAACACTGAAGGAAGCACAATATATTTTGAACATGAAAAAGGAACGGATGAAGCACTAGCAAATGGAACGAACACAATAACTTCTAATATTGAATCAGGAGACTTTGATATTACTCAAAGAGTTGTGGGTAATCAAATGACTGGTATTGCTGACTTTAAAGGAGATGGTGAATACATTATGAAGATTAGAAGATTTATACCTGACTTTTTAGCACAAACAGGAAATACTCAAGTCACATTGCAATTAAGAAATTATCCAAATAGCTCCCAAGCAAGCTCACCACTTGGGCCCTTTACAATTACAAGTTCTACTGATAAAGTAGATACTCGTGCAAGAGCGAGAGCTATATCTTTAAAAGTAGCTAATACTGGTGCTTCTCAAAGCTGGAAGTTAGGTACTTTTAGATTAGATACACAACCTGATGGAAGACGATAATGGCAAAATATAGTGATCAAAGATTAACTAAAGCCCAACAGAAAAAAGCTAAACCTGCTAATCAAGGTGGTGGTCCTAATTATCTTGGTAAACAAGAAACAGTTACTGTTCCTAAAAAATGGTTATCCTCTCCAGATCACGTTGTAGCTGAACTAGCTTACATTACTCCAAGAGAACAAAAAATATTATTAGATGCAAATATCTATGGATCATTAAAAGGAAAACCTAACAGAGGACCTGGTGGTATTATGTCATTACAAGGAGACCTTGGTGGTTATGATGCAAGTCCAGGTGGACCAGATTCTGAAAGCGGTGATGGAGGTGGAGCAAGAAATGATAAAGCAAGAGCTGCCAATATTATGAGAGGCAATGTCACCACTGGTCAGACATCTGCAGTTAGTAAAAAAACAAGACGTAATGCCATGCCTGAATATGTAAATACACCAGGTGGAATGAAGTATGTGGGTTCTGCAAAAAAATATGCAGGTAGAAGTTTATTTAATCCAAGTGGTTATAGAAACGTTGTTGGAACTCAAGGTATATTTGATAGACTACTTGGTAAAAAAAATATTAAAACAAGAGGAACTCCTGGTACACCAGGATTTGAATACTATAGTGAGGATGAAGATACTGGTGATATTAAACCAGGAATAGGTGGAAGAGTTCTTGGAGGACTTTTAAGTTTATTAACTGGTATCCCTGTTGTAGGTTCAGCGATAGGTTCAGCAATAGATAAATACAAACCTAAACCAAAAGATATGTCTGAATTTAATAATTTACAATTAGTTGATGGAGAATTAGTTGATACTAGAAATATTGAATCAAAAAATATTCCAATTGGTTCAAATGTTGGTATGGATAGTTTAGCTTTACAAAATTTTTACAATAAACAAAATCCTATTAAAACAAATCAAAGTACAATAACATTACCTCAAACTTTTAGTCCTAGCTTAGATTTTGATATAAGCAGAAATGACGTTTTAAATAATGCACTTATATCTGATGATGGTTTGAGTATATATGATGGATCATAATGGCAAAGATAACCGTAGTATTTACTAGACCCAATAGAGAATACAGACAACAAGATGCTGATTCTTTAGTTAGAGATTTAGACGGATTGATTGAGAAATTAAACTCAACTTTCCAACAAGATTTAAGAGATGAACAACAAAGATTTACTTGGTTTACCTCAGCAAGCTCAGGAGTAAATAATGGCTAATAGATATAAAAACGAACAGTTTGATTTAACAACTACTAACGCTACAGATATTTATACTTGCCCATCAGAGTCAAGAGCTATTATACAAAACATACAAGTTGCAAAT